ATTCTGGACCTAATGATCCAAGATTAAACCCACTTAAATCATCATTACCTTGAGATTCAAAATTTATAGGTAATAAATCATTTTTTCTTTGATCAATCATTTCTGATTGTTGTGTTCCTTGTATTCTAGTTCTTTTGTCTTTTCGGTCTTCTATATCCTGCTCTCTTTGATTTTCAACACCAGCTCTAGCTTTCGCTAATTGCATTTGATAATTAAACTCTTCAGCCATAAGCTCTCTTTTTATTTGAGCTTCATTTTGCATACGCTGTATCTCAAATTGAGATTTAGCTTGTTCAAGATTTACTTTTTCTTGAGTTAAAGCTTGTTGTTTTTGAACCTCAGACATAGCAGCGGCTTCTGAAGCTTGAGCATTTGCTTGTGCTTGTGCTTGAATATTTTGCTGAGCTGCTTCTTGCTTTTGTTTCTGCCTTTGAGTTTGTTTCAATTTTAAAAATTGATTAGCTAATTTAATATTATTTATTTCTCTTATATCTATAGCATCTGATAAATCTATTGATTGAGTTTTAAGAGCAACTTGAATGTTTTGTTCTAGCTTTGCTTTTTCTTCTTCTTCTGGTTCTAATTCTAAATAAATTCCAAAATCATGAATTTGAAGATTAATTAATTCTTCTAATGTTTTAGTATTAAAAGTGCTTATAGAATTCATCAATGACTGTCTTGTTAATGGAAACTTTATTAAATCAGCAGCTTTAAGACTTATGTTTTCACAAGTTCTAAGTCCAATATACAATAAACCGTCTAATAAATGGCGCGTGGCAACATTTGAAGCATTGGCTGCCATTTTTTGTAAACCAACTAAAGCATCTTTGTCAGGTAAACTACCATCTCTTGCTTCATTTAATCCAGTTACGTCTCGTATCATTTGCAAGTAATACTGGTATGTTCCAATTAAACTTTGAATTTTAGCTTGACCAGATGATGATGATAATTCTGAAATAGGTACTTTACCAGCATTCATTCCACCTTCTTGAGTAAGTGATCTACCAACTATAGAGCCAGTTTGGAAATACATGTTTAAAGCTTCAGCTGGATTATAATTAGTTCCATTGCCTAAATCAACTTCTGCTAAGCCATCCATATCTAAGAATACACCATCTGGTACTATTCTAGACATAACTTGTTGTAACTTAAGATGAGTTAATTGAATCATATCAGCAAAACCAGTTATTCTACTAACCATAGACTCTATTCTACCTTTGTATAATCTAGGAGCCGCAATGCAATAATTCATTTCAACTTTTGTAGTATCAGCGTATGGTCTAGTCATATTTTCTGCTAGTTTCCATTCTAGCATGTAGTTATTACCTAAAACTTTAGCACCTGTGTATAAAACTTCTATTGTTCTAGTAACAATATCATATCTATCACTTTCTGGAGGGTTATAACCATCAAACTTTACTAAAGCTTTTTCAAGACCTTGATCTGTTTTCTTTATTTTAAACACCTGATCATGATATGTTTTATATTCAAAATACATAACCTGTATTGTGTTTTGATCATAATTACCCCAACCTGTTATATATTGAGAATTACCAGGCATTTGTTGAATTTTTAATAATTCTTCTTCTGGTGTATTTGGAAATTGCTTTTTTAATTCAGGTATTGTTATTGATTTAACTTCGCCAATATAATATAAATCTTTAAAATTAGGATCTTCTGTATATGAATAAACAATATAAGCTGGATCAACATAATCTATTTTAATTCCTTCAGTCTTGTTGAATTGAGTTTTGCAAGCACCAATACCTAAAACAGTAAGATCATATGCTAGTCTTTTTTTTGTTTCTTCATATTTGTTTTTAGCTAAAACATTATTTATTACTTCTTCTTCTGCTATTTCAATTTGCTGCTTGTAGTTCATTTGCATGTACAAGTCTAATTCTTCTTGACTAGCCGGAAGTTCTTCAGGGTTAGAAGTATTAAAAAGATCAAGTCCTAATTCATTTTTAAAATCATCTAGTATATCTCTAGTGTTTATGTCTCTTAGCAAGGCTTCTGCATATCTGCTTTTTTCCCTTGTAGAGTAAGGATCTTGAGCTATTGTTGTTACATCATAAGATTTACTAGACATACCATTAACAACTATATCAACAAATTTAGATATAACATTAACTGGCTTCCAATCAAGATTAAGATAAGATAAATCTCCGTTTATAGACATTTCATCTTTATACTTTGCTACTGATTGTTCTCCTCTAGCATAAAGCCTTAATTGATGAAAATTACTGTAAGCTTGCGCGTATCTATTTCCAGATCTTCCTTCTTGAAACCATTCGCCTTCTATAGCTCTGCCTACTTGAATGCCGTAGTCCATGCTAGCTTTTACTTCATCACTAACTACTTGGTTAGGAAAAGAACTATTTGTATTAGTTTCTATTCTCATGTATTAAATTATTTTTGAAGTATTTCCACTGTTATCGTATTTTTTAATACCTAAATCAATAGGTTTATTTTCTTTTTTCATTACCGGCGCATACTTGTTTTTATTACAAGCCATTAAAGCTAATCCAGAACTTATAGAAGCATCATGCTTTGTTCTATTATTTATATTAAATCTAGCCCAGTCATTTAATGTTCTTTGAAAATACATATCACCATACCCGTTTTCTAATATTCCAACGTGAGTGTTTATGTAAGTTTCTATAGCAGCTGCGTGAGCTTGCTTTATATCTTCACTTGAATTTGGTATTCCACCTATTTCTCTTTCAGTTACTGATAATTTATTCCAGATCTTGTCTGGTCTATTCATACAATAACCTCTATAACCTCTTATTTTAAAGTGATATAACAATCTTGGTTTATTGTTTTCTGCTAATATTGGCATACCGTAAAAAATGCAAGCCATTAAAACATCTTCAAAAAATATCTCAGCTGTTTGAGGTCTAGCTATATATTCTAAAAAAAACTGGTTAGCTGGAGCGTCTTCCATGCTAAACTTTGTTAAACCATGCAAGGATCCATTAGATCCTCTTCCGTCTACGGTTCCAGATATATCATAACTATCACAACCAAAAGCTCCAAGATGCTCATTACCAGGATGTTTGTTATTGTTTTTTATTATCATGAAATTTTGAAGATTCATAGATGGAATCCAAGTTACATTAAATCTTCCGTCTTTATTTGGAATAAATATAACTCTAGTATCTTTTATTCCACCCTCCCATTGAAAAGTACCAGTTGTGACAATAGATGTGTTGTTTATACCAACGTTGTAATCTATTTGTTCATATATTCTAGTCAAATTAAATAATGATTCTTTTGCTTCATCTCTAAATGCATGCTCTTCTGTTCTGGGAAATTGTCTGTAGTATTCATTTAAACCATCTTGATCTTGCTTAAGACCATCAACTTCATTATTCCAATGTTCTATAACTCCTTGACTTATAACAGTTCCGTAATTGTCTAAAGTTTCTTTTTCAGGTTTATCAAAAACAGGATAACCATAACAATCTATAAATCCTTCATAATTCCATTCCATTGGTATAAATAAAGAATACAAGCCCGAGCTTGTTTGACCATTAGCGTTTCTTTTTTCAACATTAGAATTAAAGTAGATTTTTTTAAAGTTCTCACCTCCTTTGTCTAATGCGTTTGATGTTGATCCCATCATGCATTTACCTATTATTCTACTACCTAGCCTTAAACATGTTTTTGTAACACGCCAGTTATTAAGTATGTTTGTTGGCCTTTCCCACTTACCAGATTCATCGTGTACTAATAATTTTAGTTTTTCACCATCATATGAATTGTCTCCAGTGTTCTTCCAGTCGATTGTTGTATCAAGTCCTGATATTTCTTTAAGCTTTTCGTTGTTATCGAGTTTTTTTCTAGTGAATTTAGTTGCAGGTACTCTATAGGCAAGTTCTGTCTTTGGACGATCCATACCGTCTTGTATTGGCTTAAAAAAGAAAGGGTAGTTAACGGATATGGGTACAACTTTATCGGTAAACATTTTTTTAGCATCTGGTCCTGATTTTGATAATATTCCAAAACGCGAGTCAGTTGATATTGTTGCTGCATTAACGGTTTCACCTGATGCCATAAATGAGAATCCACTCCGTCTATTTTTAAGGTAGCACATTCCATAGCTTCTTTTATCAGCCCTGCACGCTTCCCAGAATATATAGAATAATCTATTTGATTCTCTAAAATTGGGATTGCCAACGTCAATCTTAGACCACTGCAAGTACATATAGTGAGTGCCGGTAATATATATAGGCTCATTTTTATTAACAAACCAGAAACCTTCTTCACGTTTTTTAAACTCATTATCGATGTAATCATGCCATCTTTCTTTAAAATCATTTGGGTATTCTTCCCAGTCAAAAACAGAAGTTATTTTATTTAACTCTTTAGGATATAATGTATGTTCCCACATATTGCTTTCAAATACATGAGGTTTTTCTTTATATGGTAAAGCTATTTTTAAGCCTTGTATTTCATATACCTCTCCAATTTTACCTGTTTTACTTATAACTATAACGTCATGATCTTGATTATATCCGTATTCCCATTTTCTATGCCTATTGATTTTATTTATAATCCTTGGCTTTATATGGTTTTCTAACTTTTTATATAAGTGTTGCTTATACATTATCTTGATCTTCCTTCTGCAAAACCTTTAAAAGCTTTTTCTTCTTTAACTTCTTTGGGTTTTTCGTTTAATAAATCTTCTTCAGCTTGTATACGTGATAATATTTCAAACGCATCAAATATTGCTAATTTTTTTGTTGCAGCGGCGTTTTTAAGTCTATCAGCCGAGATATCTTCTCCTGAGTCAACGATCTTTTCTTCCGCCACCTTAATTAATTCATCAACTGCTTTTCGCCCAGCTTGGATTATATTCAACTTCGTTTCCTTGGTATTCATATTTAATTACAATATCATTTGATTTCATACAGTATAACCTTTCGTCATCAATGATAAATTCATACTCACCATCTGGAGTATAACCTAACAGATCTCCTGGGGTTATTTTAAGAGCTTCTAAAGACTTATTACCATATTTTAATATACCAATTAGTTCTCTTTCTTTATCTAGCGTTAGATCATTGTCACTTAAAAGTGGTTTAATAAAACATCTATTGTTTACAGTTGTCCAAGAGCCTGAATTCTTGTACATATATACTTGGTCCATTTTAACAAAAAACAAATCATCAATAAATTTTGATCTACTTGCTCTTTGTTTGTCTTTCATGTCTCTGAAAGTTCTAAAAACATTGTGGTGTATAAGTATAATGTCTCCTTTTTTTATTTTAGTATTTAAAGCTAAAGGAACTTCTATGACTTTAGCCATATTACTAACTGCTCTAAAATTCTCAAGATTAACATTAGTTATAAGGCTTTTGTCATCTACTTTTATTTCTGTATCGTATTTTCCATTTAATGGTTCTACAATAAAGTCAAATAAGCTTTTCATTAATAAGCTAAATCATATTCAACGGAAACAGCCATATTAGAATTAAATTTTTTCCAAGGTATTATTTCGTTGTTTTTCTTGATATGAATACTATAAGAATCTTTTTTTTCATCGTGTAATATATGGGAGATTTCATGTCCCCCATATACTTGTTGACCTATAGCGTAATGCATCGCATCGTTTTTATAATCAGAGCCTATACTTATTTTTCTGATTACATTACTCATTATCTTCTTCAGGAATTAACTCATAAGATCCATCTTTTAAATCAATGTTAACCTTACCATATTTGTCTTCAAGCTCTTTTTTAATAACTTCCATTTGCTCAGACTCTTTAGCAAACATTGTTACTAGGTCTGCTTTACGCAATTCACCAGCTCCAATCTCTCCTTGAATTTGCACCATTTTATTATTAAACTCAGTCACTTGCTTAAGCTCTTCCGTTGTTATTTTGCTATTTTCTTCCATTTTATTTAATTTAATTGTTTTACTTATTTTTATTATTACCTATATTTTTTGCTTTTTCCCAGGTCCTGCCAACAAAGTAAGCTCCATAAACTGTAACTAGTAATGACTGGAATATAGGTATATAGGTTTTTTCTATTACAAATCCACCTACGTTGCCATCAAAAAAAGCACATGCTGTAAAGATAACTGTTAAATAAACAATAATCAATGGTCGTA